GCAGGGTGCCGCCGCCTTGGAAGTAGTAGATGCCGCCGTGCTCGTTGTTGAAGGTGGAGCCGCCGGCGCGGTTCTGACCGCCGTTGGCCTGCGGGCCGTTGTTGACGAACCGTTGGGTGGCGGTGACGACCACGGACTTGTTCTTGATCCCCGCCAGGGCAGCCTTCAGGTCGTCGATGGCCTGCTTCGCCGCAGCCGTCTTCGCCTCGACCTTGACCTGCTTGGACGCCGGCAGGTCACCCAGCGAGCTGGCGAGGGAGTCGACACCCTTCTTGGACAGCCCGAACTTGGTGGCCATCTGCTCCGCCGCCGTCTTCGAGATGCCCATGCGGGTGGCGTTCTCGATGAACCGGGTGCGGGCCTGATCCATGGAGTCGCGGACGCTGTTGATGCTGGCGCCGTTCTCAATGTTGGACTTGGCCTGGTCCCGGGCGGCGCCGGCGAGGTCGTTGAGGGCCTTCTGGTTGTTGCGGCCCGCCTCGGTGGTCAGGTCCAGCCCGGTGCGGGTCTTGTTCGCGGTGCGCCCGTTCTCCGCCAACGCTGCGGACGCATCGTCGACGGCCTGCTCGTAGGCGACGTTGGCGTCCGTGGCGGACATCTGCTTGTCGGCCAGGTCACCGATGCGGTCGGTGGCTTCCTTCGCCGCACCCGCCTGGTCCTTGAGCGCCCCGGTGGTGTTCTGGGTGGAGTCGGTCAGCCCGTCCGCCGCTGCGGCGTCGGTGCCCATCATGTCGGCGTGCCGTTGCGCGGCGTCGCGGGCGTCGGTGAGCTCGGTGTTGGTGCCGTTGATGGCGTCGGACACCTTGTCCGCGGCGGCCCACACGTCACCGTACTGGGCGGACAGGTCACCACCGGAGGACGCGGCCTCGTCGCTGACGGATCTGGTCTGCTTCAGGCGGGCGTTGAGCCGGTCCTGCGCGTCGGCGTTGCCGAGGGCGGCGTCAGTCAGGTCGCCAAGATTGATGCCGAGGTCGCGGGCGGCCTTCGCGGCGCCGTCCTTCTCGAGGATGTTGGCGACGGTCTCGCGGGTGTTCTTACCCAGGGCGCCGCTGTCGGCCTCGATCGCGGTGGTGAGGTCCTCCACGCGCCGCTTGGCTTCCTGCTGCTTCGACACCCACACCGTCACGGCGGCGGCGGCGCCGGCCAGCGCCAGACCCCACGGCCCGCCGAGGATGGACAGCAACCCGGACGCGGCACCCCGCAACCCCGCGCCACCGGCCACACCGATGGCCTTCGCGGCGCCGGTGAACTTGCCGGACGAGGCTTGGGCCGCGTCGCCGGCGTACATCATCTGCAGCCGCACCGACGTCATGGTCGACGCCAACGACGCGCCACCGGACGCCACCTTCGTCTTCATGGTGGTGCCCATGGCCTCGAGCTTCGGCTTGAGCAGCACGAACGCGAGCAACCCCACCACGGCCGCCTGGATCGGGCCGGGCAGCCCAGCGAACGCGCCAGCAGTGTTGTCCAGGCCGTCGACGACGGGGCCGAGGGCGTGCGCGAACTCGACGACGTGGTCGATGCTGGTCGACAGGAACGGCAGGAGCTTGTCGTTGCCGAACGACACCACGGAGATGTACGCGGGCAGCAGCTGCTGCCCGATCTTGGCCTTGAGGTTCTCGGTCTGGGCGGCGGCGATCTTCTGACTGTTCGCGGCACCGGAGGCGGTGCGGGCGAAGTCGCCCTGGGCGCGGGCGCCGTCCTTCTGGATGATCGCGAGGGTGGCGTGCGCCTTCTCCTGCGCCGTCAGGGCGGCGGCGGTCTTCTTGCCCGTCTCGGCCATCGCCTCGGTCTCGACGCGGGCGGCGTTGATGTTGGGGATGACGGCCTGCAGGGAGTCGAACTCGCCACGCAGGGACGCGGTGATGCGGTCGAGGACGTCGCCGGTCTCAAGGTTCTTGAACGAGCCCAGGTCGGCGGCCATCTGCACCACGGACTTGGAGGTGGTGGCGGCCTGGTCGCCGGTGTCGCCGAGCTGCAGCAGCAGGTCACCCAGGCCAGTAGCGGCGTCAAGGGCGGCCTGCTCGGACAGCCCGAACGCCCGGTCGGAGGTTTTGGCCCATGCCTGAACGGAAGCGGCGTTCTTGCCGAAGATCACCGACGACGCGGAGGTGGTTTCGTTCAGGTCGGAGGCGGCGTTCTTGACGTCGCCGAGGAACCGGACCGCCTTGTCGACCACGAATGCGCCGGCGACCAGCCCGGCCAGTTTCTTGACGGACCCGCCGAACGCGGACTGCAACCGGTTACCGGCCTCCGCGCCGGCCTTCTGCCCGCCCTTGGCGGCCTCGTCGGACACGCCCTTCATGCCGCGGGCGACCTCGGTCTTGGCGCCTTGGATGCCTTGGGCGACACCCTTGTGGTCGAGGCGGATGTAACCGACCAGCTCACCAATGTCGAGGGACACGCGTCAGTCCTCCTCGGCGTCAAGGTCGGTCAGTGGGTTCGGCTCGGAGGCTGGGGCGGTCATGGACCGGGACAGCCGGGAGTCGACGTTGAGCAGGGCGAGGATCCGCAACCGCAGCCACCGCCACGACCGGGTCGCGAGCAGCTGCTGGTCGTCGAGGTCGATGCCGAACCGTTCGTGTAGGTCCGTTTCGACCTCAGCCCAGTGGTTGGCGAGGATCGCGGCGAACGTCAGGCCTTCTTGCGGGCCGGTCGGGCCGGCGCCTGCCGGGTAGTCGTACCACTCCCAGATTTCGGTGTCTGGGTCGTAGTCGCCGCGGCCCCAGCCTTGCCCGAGGGGGTCGGCCCCTGCGTCGCCGGGGCCTGTGCTTTTCCCCCGGTCTCCCAGTAGTGCTCGGCGTAGGCGCGGCCGGAGGTCCAGGCGATGAACGCGGTGGACACGGCGAACTCGATTTCGGGGGTGGACAGGTCGTCGGCGACCATCTCGTCGTACACGTCGCCGAGGACCTGGTGGGCGAAGTCGGGCAGGTGCTCGTCGTCGACTTCTACCTGGGCGCGGACGTCGTCGGGGACGTGCCCGCCCTGGTTGACGATGATGCCGAGCGCCATCTTCTGCTGCAGCGCCAGCCCGGTGGCGGCGTTGGGTGGCAGGACGCGGTAGGTCTTGCCGCGGATGGGCAGGGGCAGGGACAGGTCGAGGACGTCGACTAGGTCACGCACGGGTGTGCTCCTTGGCTGGGAGGCGGCTGGGTGGCTGGGGTGAGGGAGGGGGCCGCGCCCAGCCAGCGGTGGCCCCCTCCCCGTCTGTCAGGCGTAGGTGTACGCGCCCACGCCTGTGGTCGAGGCACCCACCGAGTTGGTGACGATGACGTCCTTGGCGCCGGCCGTGCCCGCGGGGGCGGTGGCGACGATCTTGGAGTCGGACACCACGGTGTAGTTCGTGGCGTTGTTCGCCCCGAACTTCACCCCGGTCGCACCGGACACGGTCAGGAACCCGGTGCCGGTGATGGTGACCAGGTTCCCGCCCGCCGTCGAACCGTTGCTGGGGGCGACGGAGGAGATGGTGGCCACACCGGTGGCGGAGTCGTTCGGGTTCGTGATCGTCGTGCGCGCGCCCTGCCCGAGGAGGGTGAAGTTCGCGGTGGAGTTGCCGCCCGGGTCGCCGGCCTGCTCGTCCCACTGTGCCAACGCGGTGCCCTGGTACGCGGCGCCGCCGGGGACCCGCTCGTAGTAGCGGACCTCGAGCGCGGACAGGGAGTCCGCGGCCTGCCGGATGGCCTTCTGGCCGGGGTCCTCCGCGCCGGTGTACAGCTTGCGCATGAAGGTGCCGGAGGGCTGCCACTTGCGCAGCGACACGTTGTCCGAGCCCCAGCCGACGGAGTCGTAGTCGGTGGAGTCGTTGACGGTGGAGGCGACAGCGGGGTTGAAGTTCGACATGCCACGCGCCTGCACCCAGTTGGGTGCGCCGGTGGAGCCGATGTTGACGTCGAGACGCCACTTGGTGTTGATGGTGGGCACGCCGGTTTCGGCCATGGTGCTACTCCTTGGGAGTGGGTGGGTAGTGATGGTCCGCCCGGCGGGCGGCACCCCCCGTCAGTCGACGAGGGACGTGGAGGGGTTGCTGGTGGTGGCGTAGAAGTTCAGGGCGACCTCGTCCCGGTCGCCGCTGTCGAACCCGATGCGGGCGCCGGACTGGAACGCCAACACGGCGAGCTGGGTGCCACCCCACTGCTGGCCGGTGAGGCCGTGCAGGGTGTCGCGGACCTGCGCGGCCCAGTCTTCGGCGGACACGTTGGAGCGGGCGGCGCCGCGGACCCGCACCTGCAGGCCTTCGGTGTTGCCGGCGGCGACGGGGTACCAGGTGATGACGAGCACCTTGTCCGGCAGTGACGGCATCTTGGAGATGAACACCTGGTCGGTGGTGGCGACACCGGCAGCGATCAGGGCCGCCTTGGCGCCGTCGCGCAGGTCCTTCGCCACGCTGCTCATGACAGGGCCTTTCGGACCTGGGTGGCGGCGATCTGCGCGACCGTGTCAGCGGACGCGGTCAGGGGCCCCTCGAGGTACTTGGCCTGCCGGCCCTGGTCGTGCCGGAAGTCCATCCGCTCGTGCTGGATCACCGCATACGGGCCCTTGTACGACACGGCGCCCACCGCCTGGTCGCCTTGGGTTTCGGCGGTGGCGACCCCGGACCGGGACAGGGTGCCCTCCTCGATGGGGACGACGTCGGTGGACTCGCCCAGCACGTGCTGCGCGGCCAGCAGGGCGGCACGCTCCGCCTGGGCGGCGATGGCGGCGCCGATGCCGGCGAAGTTGAGGTTGTCCTCCCAGTCGCTCATGCGATCGCAACCTCGAGGTGGTCCGGGGTGGGCAGCCCGCCACCGTCGTGGCGGGACACGGACAGGACGGTGGAGGTTCGGCCCCCGAACAGGGCGGGCAGCGTGACCAGGGAGTCGACGGGAATGTCGGTGGTGGCCTTCGGGTACAGCACGGTGGTCTCTGAGACGACCTGCTCACCGGACGCGGCGCGCACGAGCCGCCGCTTGTCGCTGATGAAGCACGGCAGCCCGGTGTCGACCTGGTCCCAGGTGTCGCCTTCCGGGCCGGCGCCGGCGAACCGTTCCACGTCGGTGGTGTGCACCCACCACTGCGCCAACGGGTCATCAGGGTCGATGGCGGCCACTGGTCAGCCCCACACGATGGGCTGCCCGGACAGCAGCCCCGCCGAGTCGAGGTACCACAAGGCGTCCGGGATCAGCTGCTCCAGCGCGTCCTGGTCGCTCAGGCCGCCGGGGGTGCCCCAGTTGATGGAGGCGCCACCGATGGACGACGATGCCGGTTTGGCGGGGGTGACACCGGTGGCGGGGTCGATGCCGCGTCGGGCCCACTCGGCTGCCTGCGCGCAGGTTGCGTCCTTGAACGCCTCCGCCGTGTCGGGGTCGGAGGGCAGACCGGCGCTGGTGGTGTCGTACAGGGCGGCCCGGGTGGCGCGGCGCACCAGCATGGACGCGCCGCGCAGGAGCCGTGCAGCGTTGTCGGGGGCGGGCTGCCCGGTGAAGGTCGACAGGTCGTCGGGGGTGGCGTAGACGAGCCCGCCAGTGGCGGCGACGTTGACGACGATCATCACGGGCTCCTCACGTGTGGGTGCGGTGGGGCGCAGGACGCGCTCATTGCAGGGAGAGAAAGGAAGGCGCCGCGACGCGCCTGGCTATGCCCGCCACGGACTCCCCGAGCGGCCTTCGGTCCGGTAACGATCTGGGTGCGCCGTCGCGGCTTTGGTGCCGTTGACGCCCCACCGCGTGGGTCCTTGTCGGGTGCCCACCCCACCCGCCCAGGCCGAAGCATGGGCGGGCAGAGAAGGCGTCCGCCTCAGACGAGCTTGGTCTCGCCGGTGTCGATGTTGTGCTCGACCGTGACCTCCGTGCCGTCCGGCTTGGTGGCCTTGTACTTCTCCACCCGCTGCTCACCCTTCGGCGGCTCCGGGTTCCCGGCCGGGCGGGACCCGGTCGGCTGGATGGCGTTGACCGTGCCCGCCTTGAGCGCGGCCTCGTCCGGCACGGGGGCCGTGATCGTGGAGCCGTTCTCGGACGGGTCGGTCGTGTCGTAGGGGGCGTCGCCCGCGGCGGTGGTCGCCGGGGTGCCGTCGACCTCCTCGAGCTTCGTCTCCTTGGGGTTGGACTTGCTGGTGGCCATGAGTGTCTCCTCGGTTGGTGTCGGCCTGGGTGACGGGTCGGTCAGCTGTTGAGCACGCCGGTGAGGCGTGCCGCGGCCTTGCCGCCGAAGATGGCCAGCCCGCAGTAGAACTCGATGCGGGTGCGGTACACCGGCTGCGACTGCAGGAAGCCGAGGTCGTCGACCATGACCCCGCCGTTGGTCAGGCCGGTGACGGCCTGGTCGCCCTCGTCCTGCCCGAACTTCACGGCGTAGACCGAGGACGTGGTGCCCGTAGCGGTGCCCTGGGTCTCGGTCTGCGCCAGGATGTCGGCGCCGGCGAGGTTCTGGCCTGGGTCGAGGACGGGGATGCCGTTCCACTGCAGGACCCGCTTGCCGGTCAGGTCCTCACGGACCGTGTCGACCCCGCCGAGGCGGCGGCCGGCGGAGCGGATCTTGCCGAGGATCTTGCTGTTGGCGTAGATCGCGCCGTTGGTGCCGTTGAGGCCGGGCACGGCCGCCACGAGCGCGTCGAGGGCGTCGAAGAACGCCTGCGCGTCGGAGGCGCCGTTGCCGACGACGGGGGCGCCGTTGGTGCCGATGGCGATGACCTGGCCGCCGGTGAGGCGCTTCTTCAGCCCGTCGAAGGACTTGATATCGACGGTGATGTCGCCGTTGAAGAAGGTGTCCTGGTACTTGTACGAGGCCGCCTTGACCTTCATCGCCGTCTGCACGGCCCGCTGGTCGTTGAGGTTGCCGCGGGTCTGGACGATGAACCGGTCGACGTCGGCGTCGCCACCCATGATGACCAGTGACTCGGTCTTCTGGTTGACCGCGCCGGTGGACTCGGTGTACGCCTCGTTGACGGACCGGAATGCGACGCCGGGGAGGGTGCCCTCCTCGTTGTACGCGTAGGCGTTGCCCGCGATCTCCATGAGGGGGATGCGGTCGAGGACGGGGGACGTCTGGACGAACGTCTCGAGGACGCCGCGCTGCAGGTTGTTCTGCGACAGGGTCGCAGCCTGGGCGAGGGTAACTGCCATGTTGTGCTCCTGGTGTGAGGGCGGCTACGAGCCGCTGTTGGCGTAGGCCGCGGCGAGCCGGGGCTGTCCCGGCTGTGCACGCGATGCGGGGTTGCCGTCTTCGCCGGACCCGCCGGCGTGCTCGACGCTGCTCTTGCCGGCCGCCTGGGTCGCCTTGAGCTTGGGGTTGTTCTCGGCAGCCTCCTGGGCTGCCTTCTTCACGTCCGCCTCGAAGGTCTTGCTCGAGGGGTCGAGGTCTGCGATGGCGCGTGCGAACGCGCGGGAGTCGGTGACGGCTTGGGCGTCGACCTTGAGCTCGGCGTGGTTGCGCCACACGACGAGCTCGGCGGCGGACTCGCGCTGCGCCTGCTGCGCGGTGGTCAGCTGGGCGGTGAGGGCGGCCGGGTCGACCTGCTCCTTGTCGTCCTTGACGAGGCCGAGGGCCTTGCCGATGGTCTGGGCGAGCTCGGCCTTGGCGTCGTCGGCGGCCTGCTGCTTGGCGCTGGTGCGGGCCTTGCCGGCGTCGGCGCGGGCGTCGCGGATGGCTTTCTGCGCCCACTCGGGCAGGTCTTCGACCTTGCCGTCGCCCGCGGCCTTGTCCTTGTCGGCGTCCTGCTGCTGGCCACCCTGGTCGCCGGCTCCTGCGGCCGCGTCACCGGACGCGCCAGCGTCCCCACCAGCGGCGCCGTCACCGGCGCCTGCGTCTTCCATGCGGGTGTCGCCGAAGGTGCGACGGTGGAACG